ACTATGGTATACATCGTTCAAGTGATAAGATAATTGAGTACCTTCACACTTGCTTAAAGAAGTATATGGAGAATGCCATATTCAAAGAGAAGAATGATGCTGGTGAAGTGATTAGAGAAGTGTTAGGTGTAAGTAAGATATTTGATCCTGTATTGCTTGAAGAGATTATTCAATACAATGATTCAGGTAACTTTGATAGAATCATTGCTGCTGAATTAGCCATAGCACAAGCTTTGAAGATGGACCCAATAATGGGTAAGATAGGAGGTACATCAGATGAGAGAGTGGCATCTATGTTTAACAAGAGGAAGAATAATATACTTTTCACTGAGGCTAGAGGAAATATGTTTGGGAGATCAAAAAATAAATATAAACGCAATAAATTGTTTTCATAATGGCAATTATAAGATATACGAAAGACGCTACCATAAGGTATGCCTATTTAAACATATTCCCAGATCAGTTCAAAACTGATAAGGAAAAGCAGGATGAGAGTTGGGTGAAGAACACAATGGACTACTTTGCAAACAAAGCATATGCTGAATATGTTAAGAGTAGGGATACGTTTGTAAAGAACTATGATCTTATTAAAGGTATTTTAAGAAGAGAGGATTTTTATCAAGAACCAGAAGTTAGAAGTTTTACAGATGTACTTACATCAGACTTAGAGCTACCTGCCTATGTAAAACACTATTCTATAATGACCACTCCTATCAATGAACTAGTAGGAGAGATTAGTAAACGACCAGATGCATTTCGTGTCAAAGCATTTGATGATGATAGTAAAGCTGAGGAGTTAGAGTTTAAAACTGAGATGTTAAATAACTACATCATCAGTCAAGCTAAGATGAAGATACAGGAAAAAGCTATGGCTGAAGGTCAAGAGATTGAAGATGATGAGCTAACTCAGATGACTCTTGAAGAAGTGAAAGATGAATTAGACTCTTATACATCTACAGCAGAGAAGTGGGCAAACCATATTCTTACATCTCAGAAGGTTGAGTTTAATATAAAAGAGAAAGGAGAAGATTCATTCAGAGACTTATTAATCTCTGCTAGAGAGTTCTTCCATATATATGAGGATAATTCAAAGCTTGGTTTTAATATAGAAGTGGCTAATCCCAAGAACACTTGGTTCTTAACCACTCCTGATAGAAAGTGGATTTCTGATCCTACAGGTCGTGCACAAGGAGCGTATGCTGCTGGTATTGTACAGGTTATGGAACTTTCAGAAATCATTGAAGCTATTCCTGACTTAACTAAAGATGAAATAGATCACTTACGTAGTTCATTACAAGACTATGGATTGATCAATGTACGTGAATCAAACTTAGGTAACCCTAACGCAATTCCAGGTCAAGACTCTGTACAATATGATACATATGATCCTCTTGTTCTACAAACTAGAATGATCATTGAATCTGAAATGAAAGAGAACAATGATGGACTTAAAGATTTCTTAGGACTAACGTCAAACGTTAGCTCATTTGGTTATAAGTATGTTGTTGTTAGAGCTTATTGGATCTCCAAGAAAAAGATTGGTAAACTAATCTACTTAGATGAGATGGGCAATGAGCAATCTATGCTTGTTGATGAAAACTATAAGTCTGGAACTATTCCTACACAAGAATCATTAGAGTGGGGTTGGATTAACCAATGGTATCAAGGTATCAAGATTGGTCCAGACATCTACCACATTAAACCATATAAGTTATTACCTTACTGTCCTATCATTGGTCAAACCTTTGAGGTGAAGAATACAGAAGCTAAGAGCTTAGTAGATATGATGAAACCTTTCCAGGTGATATACAACGTTTGTATGAACCAATTGTATAAGCTTCTTGAGAAGGAAGTGGGTAAGGTGCAATTGATGTCTATCAGACATATTCCTATTCCTAAGGATGGAGATGCTCAAGATGCTCTTGATATTTGGGAAATGGAAGCTCGTAACAGAGGGGTAGTATTTATTGATGACAGTCCAGAGAACTTAAAGAGTCCATCTAGCTTTAACCAATTTACCAGCCTTGACCTTACACGTACGCAGGAGATCCAAGCAAGATATACTTTAGCACAACAGATAAAGAATGAATGTTGGGAACTAATAGGTATGTCAAGACAAAGACTTGGATCTATAACTGCTAGCGAATCAGCTACAGGTACTAACGCAGCTATTACACAATCTTATGCTCAGACAGAACCTTTGTTTGTAGCACATGAATATATTATGGGTCAGCTTTACCAAGCCATCATTGATGCAGCTTTGTATGTAGAAGCTAAGAAACCACAATCAACTATATCTTACATTACTAATGAAGGAGAGTCTGCATTTGTATCTGTAAATGGTACAGACCTTAGATTTAGAGATTTGAAAGTTTACTTAACTAACAGACCTGAAGATAGAGAAGCATTCAATGAAATCAGAGGATTGTCTCAAGCTGTTATTCAGAATGGTGGATCTTTACATGATGTAATTGAGCTTTACAGTACCAACTCAATCAGACAGATGAAGAAGGTATTCAAGACGCTTAAAGAAAGACAAGAAGAAATACAAAATCAGCAATTACAACAGAAGCAACAAGAACTTGAGCAACAACAACAACTTGGTCAAGCTCAATTACAATTGCAACAACAACAACAAGCAGAGAGGATTGCTAATGAAAACTACAATGCTGAGATGGATAGAATCAATAAGAAAGAAATTGCTCTTATTGCAGCAGAGTCTAAAGGTGGTCCATTATCAGATATTGATGCATCAGGAACACCTGATGTATTAGAAATCAGCAAGTTAGCTCTAGCACAAACCAAAGCCCAAAAAGATTATCAGACTAAGTTGTCTGATATTCAAAACAAACATACAATGGCAATGGAAAAACTTAACGTAGAAAAAGAGAAGATTAAAGTGAGCAGAGAGAACCAAGCAAACGATTTGGCTATTGCTAAAGAGAACGCTAAAGGAAGAGCTAAGAAAACTAAATAATTATGTTTGATAAACTGATTGAAATCCTGTCAAACTGGTGGTACCAGATAATACCTTTTATTATAATCAGAGATTATGAAGAGGCTGTGTTGCTTAGGTTTGGTAGATTTCATTCAGTTCTTAAGCCAGGGATACATTTAAAACTTCCCTTCTTTGATGAGGTGATAGATCAACATGTGGTAGTTACCACCTTAAGTCTAGACGCTCAGTCTTTATATACAAAGGACAAACAGAACATTGTGGTGAAGGGACTTATTAAATATAAGATAGCAGATGTCAAGACATTCCTTCTTGAAGTGTATGATGCCCAAGATGCTCTATCAGATATGTCTCAAAGCATAATCAAAAACGTTATTATGTCTATGACCTTGGAAGAATGTACAGATACAGAACTTGATAACACTCTTACTAAGAAAGTGAGAGTGGAAGCAAAGAAGTGGGGGGTTGAGGTTCAGCAAGTTACACTTACAGATCTTGCCCCAATAAGAAGCTATAGACTAATAAATGACAATTTCACTAACAAATTAGATTAGAGTAAAAAATATTAATGCTATATTATGCTGAATAATAGCCTATATAGAGCCTTGTCTCTTTGCTATTACATTAACTTAATATACTTTTACACCTTGAAAACCAAATAAATACAACTACATATGGCTGAAAATCTAGATATTCCCCAAATGGGTAACTTTAGTATTCAAGATACTATGGACATGGGTATGGGTAACCAAGAGTTATTAAATGACTTATTGAGCCCTGATAGTGCAACATCTAATCCTGATGATATTCAGGATATTAAAAATGATCCTGCTCCTGTTCCAACTAAGAAAACTACTTCTAAACAACCAGCTGCTTCAGAGCCTGCTCCAGAAGAAGATAAGAAAGATGAACCTGTTAAAGGAATTCAAGACTTCTTATATGGAGAAGATGATGATGAAGAAGATGATGAAGATGAACCAGCACCAGCACCAGCTAAAAAAACTGCTGCACAAGGTACTGATAATCAAGAAGATAGTGATGAAGAAGGTGATGAAGAAGGTGCAAACCAATTCACTGCTTTGTCAAAAGACCTTTTCAAACTAGGTGTTTTCTCTAAAGAAGATGATGAAGAAGAAGATGCAGCAATAGAAACCCCAGAAGCTTTCTTGGAAAAGTTCCAAGCAGAGAAGAAGAAAGGAGCTATTGAAATTGTAAACAACTTCATTGGTCAATTTGGAGATGATTATCAACAAGCATTTGATGCCATATTTGTAAAAGGTGTAGATCCTAAAGATTACTTTGGTACCTACAATCAGATTCAATCTTTCACAGATATGGATCTTAGCCAAGAAAGTAACCAAGTATCTGTTATAAGACAAGCTCTTACAGATCAAGGTTTTGAAAAAGAAGATGTAGATACAGAAGTTGAAAGACTTAAAAACTATGGTGACCTTGAGAACGTTGCTACCAAGCACCACAAAGTATTAGTAAAGAAAGAATCTGCAAAGCTCCAACAAATGGAGCAACAAAAAGAATCTCAATTACAACAGCAACAGGCTATCAAACAGCAGTATTATCAAAATGTAAACAATGTTTTACAGGAGAAGATCAAAGCTAAAGAGTTTGATGGCATACCAATTAATCCTAAACTGGCTGGTGAACTACAAGATTTCCTAGTAACAGACAAGTACAAAACAAATTCAGGTGAGACTCTCACAGACTTTGATAAGACTATTCTGGAGCTGAAACGTCCTGAGAATCATGCAACAAAAGTAAAGCTTGCGTTAATCATGAAGATAATGGAGAAAGATCCTACATTATCTACTATTCAAAAGACAGGTATTACCAAAAAGTCAAATGAATTATTTGGTGAGGTTGCCAGACAAGCCCAGAAGAGTTCAGTGAAATCCAAACCATCAACTAAACCCAATTCTTGGTTTCAATAACAATTTTATATAACAAAAATTAAAAAAGAATAACAAATGGCAATTCAAACAATCCCAGGTTTAACTGGTTTTACCTATGCTAGAGTCGCTTCTATGGACAAGCGTGCAGTAGGTAAATTGACTGATGCAAACCACTTGGAAAGCTTTCACTCAACTGAGCCTGCTGATTATGATAAAAAGATCATCAGTTTGTATACTCAGAGTTCTTTGTACAGTAATGATTTCTTAGACATGATTAACAAGTCTACTCCTTACTACATTGACAATAATAGTGATGCTTGGAAGTGGCAAGTACAAGTACCTTACAAGTTTCCAAAAATCATTGACGTCCCAACTTCAACACAGGAATTAAACAAGCCTGGTATTGATGGTCAAGAATTTCAATTAGTGATTGACACTAATGAGTTCTCTAAGAACGCAATCATCTCTGTAGGTACTCGTCAATATGGTCCACGTTTTTACGTAGTAAAAGATCCAGTTCCTTGGAACGTAGGTTTCTTGTACAGTTTCACATTAGTAAGTGACAACCCAACTGTAGATTTCGTAAGCTCTACCTTCTTACAAGTTGGTATTGAATTAGAATTAGTTGATGCTGCTATTGGTGAATTTGACCAAGACTTATTAGGTCTTCCTCGTTTAGGTGAGCAAATCACAATGTTTGAATCTTTGGGTTCTGCATATGGTTATGAGCACAAAATCACTGAGTGGGCTGATGACAAAATGATGAGAGATAGCAAAGGTAACGCATTAGATATCTTAGTGTATGCTCCTCAAAGACGTAACCAATTACCTTTAACTCGTAATGATGTTAAATGGGAACCATTTATTGAGTTCTGGATGCGTAAGTCTATGTTAGAATTAAAAGTTAAGCGTATGATCTGGGCTCGTCCTGGAACTGTGAAGACTAATGGTTCTAAGCAAGAATTAAAGCGTACTTCTGCTGGTGTATATCACAGAATGCGTAACAATGGTAACTTAGTACAATACAATCGTGGTGAGTTTACAGCTAACTTGATTCGTGCTGTATTTGGTGACTTATTCTACAGACGTGTGGATGTTAAAGACAGACGTGTTAAAATGTACACTAATGAAGCTGGCTTTGACGTATTCCAACAAGCTTTAAAAACAGATGCTTTAAATTCTGGTCTTACTTTCATGGCTGATTCTGGTAATCGTTATTTACAAGGAGAAGGTCAACACATCACTTACAACTTTGCATTCGATGCAATGGTTACACGTGAAACAGGTCGTGTTGAACTAATTCACTTAAAAGAATTAGACCTTCCTCAAACAAACCTAGAATTTGGACAGAACAAGAAAAGCACACCTGTATTCATGGTGTTTGATGTATCTCCTATGAGCGATGGCTCAATGATCAACAACATTCGTGAAGTACGTATGAAGGGTGCTCCTTCTATGACTTGGGGTTATATTGATGGTACTCGTCACCACTTAGGCTTTGCTAAGTCTCAAGGTATGAGTTCTGCGAACAAATTCCCTGGTTATGAATTATGGATGAAAGATCGTTGTGATGTGTTCATTGAAGATTTGTCTCGTACAGTCTTGATTGAGGAAATACCACAATTCTAAAAATCTAGAGCAAGGTTAGAACTACGCTCTACAAATACAGAGAAGAATTCCCCCCCACTCCTCCCAGTGGGGGAGTCTTCTCACACAGATGGATGAGTTTGGGCTACATGCCCCACTGCATTCCCTTCAATGGGAGCCATCTGCAAATAAACCAAAAAAAAACAACTACATATGGGTAAGATAGGAAAAATCTCTACTATTAAGAAAGAGTACAATAATTCACAATTGCAGACAATGCAAGGTGGACTTGCAATGAAAGGTTACACAAGAATCCCTGGTACAGGTGTATTTAAGTATCCTTACAAAGAGTTAGATGGTCAGTACAGAACAGGGTTAGATCCTAAAGCTGCTTACATCAGAAGAATCTCTGATCCTCTTGAAAGAGAGATGGAGATTGAAAGAGTAACAGAATTAAAACAAAAGCTTGAAGATGCTTTGAACGTTGATTTAAATCCTCGTGCTCAGTTCTGGAATTATGGCTTATCAACTTCTGTTGATGACTCTCTGCACGTACAACCAGTTAAATTGTCAGATGGTGATAATTATTATGACTTAAGTATTCCATTACAAGAATTAGCATTCTCATGGTTAAGAGTTCATCCAACAATTGCTTCTAGTTATCAAGCTTGGGAGCGTGGTGAATATCCAGCAGACGTTCAATATTATGTTGCTGATGATGAGATTGAAAGTAAAGTGATCTTTAAAAAGAAACAACTTATTAATAAAGCAATCATCAAGTTTGATGATATGACTCCTGACAAGAAGAAGAAGGTAGCTCGTCTACTTGGTCTTCCAATATCAGATGATTCAAAAGAAGAATCTGTATACAATCAGGTGGATAACCTATTAAAACAAACAGAATTCAAGAATGGCAAATATCAAGGGTTAAGTCCAATTGAGGTGTTTAACAGATTTGCAGACATGAAGGAAAACTTACTCCATATTAAAGACTTGGTTAAACAAGCAGTTGCTCACTCAGTATATAGAGCTAAACCAAATGGTAAGATCTATGAAGGTGAGTTTGAAATAGCTAAGGATGAAGATGATTTAGTTAAGTTCTTAGCAGATGATGATAATCAAGATCAATTATTGATTTTAGAAGGTAAATTAAAAGGTAAAAAAATAGCTGCATTATGATCCCTGTAGATAGTTTATTATACAAAATTGATCAGAAACTAAATAAACTATCAACAAATGAACATCAACAAATCAACCTAGAAGATAAAATTCTAGCGTTGAATGAAGCTCAGATAAAACTTATAAAGCAAAAGGTTGATGGTTTTAGTACTGTATCAGGAATGGGTCTAGACTCTTTTAAAAAGCGTTATGAAGACCTACAAAGTCTGGTGTTGACCTATAACCATCAGCCTCTTAACTTAACAATTAAGAACGCTGAATTAAATCAATGGTCTGCAAACATACATTTACTCACTCCTAAATACATGTTCTATATTGATAGTTATGTATTGGCAGACAAAGGAGTGTGTACAGATAGAAAGATTTGGATTAATAGAGATCTTGCTAAACATGGTGATCTACAGTTTTGTTTAACTAACACTCACTATAGACCATCTTTTGAATATCAAGAAACGTTCAATTCCTTATCTTCTGATGAAATCTCTATATTTACAGATGGTACTTTTACACCAACTAATATATACATTTCATATATGCGTTACCCACAATACATAGATAAAGTTGGGTACGTTAGATTTGATGGCACAAATTCAATTGATTCTCCTTGTGAACTAGAAACCTATCTTGAAGATGAGTTACTAGATCTTACAGTACAAAATTTAGCAATGTACACAGAAAATCAATCTGCTGTTCAAAGCTCTATATATAGAATACAAACAAACGAGTAATTTTTTACAATTTAAAATAAAACAAAATGGCAGATTTTTCCCTAACCACGCTCTTTGTTGTACCAGTAGGCAATACTTTACCTAGCTCTGGCTCAACACAAGATTTAACAGCTGGTCAATTTGGATTGTTTCGTAGTGATTATACAGTGGCTAACGCTGGTAACATTGCAGCATCCCCCTATTTTTATGCAGCTCAAGGTAGAGTAAACACTTATTTACAAGGATCTAAGCGTTCAGATAAAATTTCTGGATGTCCTTCAGGTTCTTCTTGCAAATCTAATGTAACAGAATGGTACAAAGTTACAGGATGTGCTACAGTAGCTAACCAAGTAACTGAAGTTGGTGATTGGACAGTAAAATGTGGTGAGATCGTAACATTAACGTTACGTGGTCACTCTTCTTACGTTGACACCTTATACTTCAATGGTTTCACTCGTAGTGTAACTGTACAAGCTCCATGTTGTGATTGTGGTGGTGATCCTTGCACTGATGTAGACGTTCCTGCATTAATTGATCAATTTATCATCAAGTTAACACAACAAGCTCCTGGTGATAACCCAGACAACATTAGCTTTAACACTTTCTACCAATTCCAAAGAGTTGGTAATGATGCAGATGCTGTATTAGTTATCTCTGGTAAGCCTCTAACTCAATATGGTCAACCATGTGACGTTGCTGCATTCCCTTGGGAGTATGACAGATTTTACTTCCGCACATTTGTGTATTCTGGTCCTGCAACTACTGCTGACTTTATTGTGGCTGACAGATGTAACTTTGTTGCTGAACCTGTTATCACTCAACGCTCTAGCTACCCTCTAGGTACTTCTGCAGAAATTCAACAATTAGAAAAGAATTTCTATAGCTACCAAGCTGGTTACTTAAAGCATCTTTACAGAATGGCTGGTTATAATGAAAACTTTGAAAGTTGGGTAACAGATGGTACTACCTATGATACCTACTACATCAAGTTTAACGAGTATGACAAGTCAGCTTATCAATGGGGTGATTACATTATGGAAGATAGCACTGTAATTATAGCTAGTCCTCAGAGCTTAAGTGCTGCAATTGAAGCTATATTAGAAGCTGCTTTAGGAACTGTTGCTAGTGATAACGCTTGTATTACAACAACGTCTACCACTACAACTGTATGGCCTAGTACTTCAACAACAACTACTTTAATTCCTTAATAGTAAGGTAGTTATCATATTAACCTATGCCAGAGGGTGAGAGGATATTCTCAAATCCTCTGGCATTTTTATTTTAAATAACATGGTCTTAGATATATTGGTAATACCAACTTACAATACCTTAACACTAGGTATTGCTGACGCTTCAACATATGACACAGATCCTCCTGTTGTGAGCTCCCCTACAATAGAAATAACAGTACCCAATTTTGGAGTGGTATCTTTACCATTTGTTCCAAATGACTTTAATATATTCAATTCTACATCTTTAGGACTTAGCCTTGTAGGTGAACCATTAATTCCTCTACCAGATGGTATATACTATCTAAGGTATACAGTGGCACCTGCTATTACGTATCATGTAGAAAGAAACATCATGCGTACTGAGCTTATACAAGAGAAGTTTGATAATGCTTTTATGAAACTTGATTTAATGGAATGTGATCTTGCTATCAAAACACAATCAAAAGTGGCATTGACTAGCATCTATTATATGATATCAGGTTCAATAGCTGCTGCAAACAACTGTGCTATAGATACTGCTAATAAGCTTTATATGCAAGCAAATAATATGTTAAACAATTTTATTAGGAGCAACTGTGGTTGTTCTGGAAATAATTACATCATTAACTTTTATTAATATGGCAAACTGTAGAAACTGTGGAGCTAAATTTGGTTGTGGATGTCAATTGATTAATGGCTTATGTTCAGCATGCAATGCTGCTGTTAAACAAGCTACAAACCTTATTAAATATGTTGCAGCCAAGATTAACTAACTGTATAGAATGTGCAAGCATCCCTGTCTTGCTTCAAGATATTGACTATAAGCTAACTGAGTTAGCTAAGATTCAATATAACAATATCATATTCTCTATGAACTATAGCCTTGCGTGTAGTCCAATTGGTGAGTTGTTGAATTACAAAAGAATACTAACATACAAGTATTGTAATCCAGACTATGCCAACCATTTCTCTGTACAAAGAATAGCTAGTAGAGTTAAAATTTTAATTCATAAATAAATTATAAAATGCCAGAAGATACCACTACTACTACTACTACTACTACTACAAGTACCACTTCTACCAGTACAACAATAAGACCTTGTGATGCCTGTTATAATGGCTGTGTAGAGATTGTATCTGATCAATGTGTTAGATATACAGGTATTGGCTCTGAAGCATTGGGTATTACAACAGGAGACTCATTGCTCACTGTAGAGAATATATTAATTGATACTGTTGTTTCCTTCTTAGATGGAACAGGTATTGACATAACTATCAATCCTGCTTATTATTGTGAACTAGTAGATCAATACTTACCAGTAGGAACACCTAACTTAGTTGAGGTGTTGTCTGCTTTAGTAAGAGCTGCT